GAACCTGTTGAAAATTCCTTGATTTTTTTTCCATCATGGTTACAACATGAAGTACAAACAAATTATTCTAATGATGACAGAGTTATTATTAGTTTTAACATAAATTGGAGAAACACTAATGCCGATAGTTGAACCTGCTAAATTATTAGGTCATATTACGACTGAAGACGGAAGAAAAATTCCACACTATAAAGTAAAAACGGAAACAACACTTACACATGTAGATACTGGTGCTGAATATAACACAGAAGCGGAAGCTCAAGCTGACATCGATAATCCAGGAACATCTACAACTGTTGAAAAAATTAGAAGAGACGTAAAAGTATTCGCTCCTTCTTTAGCAGATATGGTAGGAGAAGCTGCTGAATAGTTAAGCGCTACAAGCTTCACATTCCATATCAGAGTCTAAACCAGTTACCATAACCGTTGCATCGGAGTTATGTGGCTTACCTTGAATTGTATGTATATGAGGCACGTTTCTGTGTTCTGATAATTCTTTTTGTAGTCTTTCATTGTCTCTTTCCACTGCTAATAAACGTTCGTGGTAACGACTCACCTTATCAGCAAGGGTAGCTATAGCCTTCAATACTTCTTGATTTTCCATAATATCTCCTTGATTTATAATTTTTGGGTGAGATCTAATTTAAACATGTGTACAGAATATATCAAGCAATCTTTTATAAATTGTTTTCTTGACACGTAATTCATGTTATGAAAGGGGCAGAAAAAAGAATGAAATATTATAACTTGTCAAAGAACATAATAGCTTGTGATAATTTCTTGCCACAACAAAAAGTGGAGGAACTTTACAGCGATATTTTAAATAATAGACAAATTTTTGATATTCCTAATTGGACCAGATCTAAAGAACTATTTAGTAGTGCATGTGGAGGTTTAGATTTTTGGTTAGAAAATAAAACACAAGAAGATAATAATTCTTTTATTGAAAGTCTTCACAAATGGTTTGTTCATCAAGGTTTGTTTTATTATGTAAAAGATAATGCATCGCAAGTTTACGAGTTTTTATTACGAAACTTAATGTGGAATATACATGTAATTAGTTATAATAATGGTGGATATTATAACTGGCATAAAGATGATATAAATAAAAATATTTTTACATTTAATTTAATTTTAAATAAAGGAGATTCTCTTAAAGGAGGTGATATGCTTTTTTATGATAATGAAATAATAGAAGTAAAAAACAAAAATAATTTTATGGTAGTATTTCCTTCTTACATACCACATGCAATAACTCCTTTATATTCTAAAGATAAACAAGATGTTCCTTTTTTGGAACAAAGATTTAGTATTCAATTTTGGGTAAGTTTACAATGAAAGCTCAAACAAATGTATTTGGAAGAATGGTAAAAAGATATGATATGCCTTTAAAGGCTATTGATGATTTAAATACCAAATATGAAGAGCATAAAGAAAAATTAAGTTCTTTTGGTCCAAGGTTAGCTGGAAGATTAGATTCAGAACTAGAGTTTACACATCATATTGGAAAAACAGATATAGCTAAACACATTGTAGATTGCATGAATGATTATATTGAAACGTTAGATAAAGTAAATTTGTTTAAAGGAAATAAAGAATTAGAGATTTTAAGTTGTTGGATAAATGATATGGTAGAAGGTGAATACAATCCTCCTCACACTCATCACGATAATACTGGTTGGTCTAGCGTGATGTTTTTAAAGGTCCCAGAATTTATTAATGATGTTAAAGATCCACATAAGTTTAGAGATGGACAGCTAGGTTTTACAGACGTTAATGGTACAAATATGACGTGGATGGAACCTGAAATAGGACATTTTTATATTTTTGAAGCACGGCATCAACATTGTGTTATGCCCTTTAAAACAAAAATAAAAGGAGCAATTAGAAGATCAATGTCTTTTAATTTTATACAAAAATTATGAGTGATATATACGAAATAAAAAATGTGCTTAATGCATATGAAACAAAAAATACATACAATGAATTACTTGAACACAATTGGAAAATTAACACTCCTTATGGAAGTGTAAGTATTTATCATCCTACTTTTAAAGTTTCTTTTGATGACACAATTTTTAATCCGTATTGGTATGGTTTTTTTTGTGGTTTGGTTGCATCAGTCAATAGTCATTTACAAAGAGAACAAGGTTTTGAATTAGGGTTTTATAAGATAAAATCAATTTCATTAAACGCTCAACAAAAAAGTGATAAGTTTCAATTCCATGATCATAGAGAATGTGCACACACTTTAGTTGGATTTTTAACACCTGAATGGGACAGTAGCTGGGGTGGTAGTCTACAAGTAAAAGATACTACTATTAATTTTTCTCCTGGTAATTTTGTTTTATTTTCAGGAAACGACTTGCATGATGCAATGCCTGTTAAAGTAGATTTACCTTTTTGGAGGATATCCGTAGGGATATTTATTGATTAATATGTTTACAAAAAAAATTATTTTTTGTGCTACCAATAAAGAGATGCTTGATGTGTGGCCACATCCTAAACCTGCTTCTAGATTTATTCCTCAAGAATATAAAAAATTAGAAAGATTTACTGATAATAGTTTACACACTCCCACAATAAAAACATGTATACCTTTTTTAGACTCAATGACAATGGGCTACATAATACCTTTTGATCAAGATTATGTTGTTGATCCTATTGAAAATGATTTTAGTGTTACTCCTGCAAATAGAAGTCAAGAAGATTTTGGATGGCATAAAGAAACACAATTACCAAAAGAGTGGGCAAAAATAACAGGGGATAATGCTGGTAAATTTCATAATAAATGGTTAATTAAAACACCTCCTGGATATAGCTGTTTATTTATTAAACCCATGAACAGAATAGAATCTCGTTTTGAAATTATTGCAGGTGTCGTTGATACTGATACATATATTGATACAATAAATTTTCCTTTTATTTTACATAAAAGAGATGAACAATTTTTAATTAAAAAAGGAGAACCAATGATTCAAGTCATACCTTTTAAAAGAGAGTCTTACAAAATCTGGTCTGGTTTTTATCATGAAAAATTACACGCAAAAACTAAATTAAAAATCATGAGTGAATGGAAGGATAAATATAAAAAAATGTTTTGGAGTAAGAAATCTTACAAATAAATGCATATAAAAGCAAACATAGATGACTGTGCAATTATTATAGATGATTTTTTACCTAATGATTTATTTAAAAAAATATCCTCTTTTAAGTATAGCTCTAATAATGACTCACATAAAACTTGGGAAGAAAGTCTTTATTTAGATAAAAATAATTTTCAAACAATGAAAAAAGTTGATATTTCAACAGAAGTTGCTTTAATAGAAAAAGGTAAGATTACAACTAAAAATAAAATATTTGAAGATTTTTGTCAAATATTAATAGGTTGTCCTTTTATCCCTTACCAATTTAATTCATCAATAACTGTTTCGTATTATGAGTATAATAAATTTTCAGGAATAAATTGGCACGACGATGGTAAGTATACTTTAAATTATTCTTTTTACATTCACGATACTTGGGATGATAATTGGGGAGGTGAAACTTTAATTGATACAGGAAGAGGATTGCCTTTAGTTTCTTATCCTTACTCTAATACATTACTAGCTGTTAAAAATAAAATACAACACAAAGTATGCCCTACAACAGGACCTAAAAAAAGAAAAGTATTACAGATAAGAGGTATTTTTTACGAATAATTAGAGTCGTAATCTCTCCAAGTTTTGCCTTCAGACGCTGTTCCTTCAGCACCATTACCAGCAGCCTCGTAATCAAGTATAGCTTCTTCTATTTGAAGTTGTCTAGTCTCTCCCCAAGTTAATAAATCAGCTATGGTAGTTGTGCCTGCTGCATTACTTGTAGCAGTTAAAGCTGTGTTACCAGTCATCATTCCATTAGCATCTTTATTTTGTATTTCATTTGGTCCTTGACTATTCCAAACTACATAATGAATTGTGCTTGGCAACCAAGAATTATTCCAATTTTTACCTTTATCAGCCCACAAAATAAGAAAATTATTATCAATTAAAATACTTTCTGCGTTTCCTATTACAATTTGTGTTGCCATGTGTATCTCCTAATGCTTTATAATATAGTTTACCACCACAAAAGGTGAGAATGAATTTGTACCTGCCGCTGTAACAGCTCCAGTTAAACTTGTTGTAACATTACCTGTCAAAGTACCAGATAAAGTATGAGAGTGATTATGTCCTGTTCCTGATCCAGCGTTTGCAAGAGGTATTGATGTAGTGTTACGGTTTCCACCTCGTCCTGCATCTGGGCTATTAACAGGTTGACTGAATATACCTACACCACCTTTTGGTTGATCTTGGTTAGCATTAGCTTGTCCACAGTGAGTATGTGATGATAATTGTGCAGTTGTTAATGATGTATTACTAATACTACCTGTTACAGTTACAGCTTGATTTGTAGCATTTGTAGCAGCTTGGTTATTAGTAACAGCTACTGTAATTGTATTTGCTCCACCAGTGCCTGCTAAGTTATAAGTATTACCATCATAACCTTGTGGCATTTTACCTTGTAATTGAGGAACATTAAAAGTTGTTGAGCCATCACCCGCTCCGTAAGTAGTAGAAACTACAGCAAATAATTCTGCATATGTTGATCTTGATACAGCACCACCGTTACATAACAAGTAACCTGCTGGAGCTGTAGTTTTAGTCCAAGGCTTAATAGCCCCTACTTCACTTCTGTTTACTATATCTTGTAAGTTAGCCATTAGTCGTTATATTTCAACCTCCACCCATTGTCTGCGTTTACATATACCAGAGCAATGCCCGCACTGTTAGTGCTTATTGTTAAATC